CGATCTGATAGTCGCCAGTACAAAGTATTGGCCTGCACCCCCAGTGCATCTCGAGTTCCAGATAAGCCCCAGTCCCGACAGCTTCATACTCGCGCTTGTACATATACCAGTTGCTGCAATTCGCATTTTGGCAATTATGAACCCCTGTCGATGGCTCTCTGAACACGAATTCGATTTTCTCGTCGTTGCTGTTGTTCCAATCGACGATTTGCTGAGAGGTTCGTTTGTTGTTGTTAGTGAGAGTGCCCTGGTAGACCCCCCTGGGCCAACCGTTCGCCAGGGGCCAAGTCGTCCCCGCAAAGTTCACTTGGAAATACCAGGTGACATGGTAAAAGACCGGGCCTCTCCATGTTCCAACTCCCTGCTCTCCAACCCAAACATTTGTCAGCCCACACTGGCCGCGCGCATCGGGGCCCCCAGAGCCGTAGATGAAGTTTTCGTGGAATCTGACATCAGGGCTGTTTGACAGGTGTCCGTCATTGGCAAAGTATTCTGCTTCTGTGTGTTCAGTCGGCAAGAACGTGTTCGCGCAAATCGCAACGTAAGTGGGATACAGGGTGTCTAAGGAAACACCAGGCTCAATTCCTCCCCCGGTGGTATACCAATGAATGTCGTGCCCATCATCCCTTCTGAATACATACCACTCTTCACAACAATTGCATTCGCACTCTTGCCCAGGAACCACGCTTACATAGGCTCCATCGTGGGTAATGTAATTCCCCCCGTGAACCAGGTTGCCCCTGTCAGACTCAATTGCCATGTTTCACCTCAGAGCTGCGAAACGAAATTCCATGACACAGCTTCTATCTCATCACACGCCTGGGCGCGCGTAGATTCTTCGCCGTCCCAAGATACCTGGTTGATCTGATCTTCCAGGCCGTTGCAGTATCCCCGAACCTCATTGATTTTGGCAAGTAACTCGGCTTTCTCATCGCCCGTAACAATTCCCATCGCGATATTTCTTTGCTTGTATTCAGGCACAGCCTCTTCGATGGCTCTGTTTGCGCGCCTGCGAATGCTAGCAAGACGATAATCACGCACATCTTCGACCTCGCGGTCGTCAACGATCTGTAAGACGTCGCCCTGTTGATCACAAAACATCCTTTTCTTGTGGGTGCTCATTGCGCTTCCAATCTAAGTCCGATTCTTGGTATGTACGACGATTGAGCCCTGGATGCAGCAGTAGCGGTTGCAGGCAATGCGCTTCCAGATTCGTGATACGTCCCCCAGTCAGCGTTGTAATACGCGGCGGCTTGAGAAACCAGGTGACCAGTTGAAGCCTCGCCGCTAGAGTAAGTTTGCTCAATGTCAATGTCGCCTGAGGTTTCGACTGACGCCATCCAATACCACCCTGCATCAATCTTGAAACTCACACTTACCTCAGTGTCGCCAGTCCCGTTGCCCGTCATGTTGGTTACGGATGATGTGATTTGAGATGTCGGCAACCCCTTGGAGTTGTTATACATTGCCACCCGAAGGTTTCCAGTGTTGCCCGCGTCGTCACCGCTAATTGTCATTGCCTTGACTGTTACGCCATAAGGGAAATACCACGGCTGGTAGATAACGAAATTCCCGTGTGCGGTTCCGGCATCCGTTCCGCCGCTATGACCCTGGCCCAGGTAGAACCCATCGGTAGTTTGGTCTTCCCGATACCCAGGGTGGCTCAACAGATTCGTGTCAACAGTCTGCACAGAGTTCGTTTTGAGTCGGCCAACACTGTCATAGATTTGAAATCCCATTATCCTTCCTCCACGTAGATGACTTGATACTGGGGCTGGTTCGTCGTTACAGCTGAATTCAATTCAATAACCAGTTTGGCGCGAGAAGCCCGCCCCACCATCGGGCCAGAGTGCGTTATGTCCTCCTGGGTTGCCAGTGTTGTCTCAGGAATGACGTAGACGTACTCGTCGTCGAAACCAAGTTTGGCTTCGTCGTACACCCTGAGCTTGAAGGTTATGTCCTCTGTGTCCAGGTTTATGAGTCGGAACATTGTGATGATGTTCGCCCCAGCTGCTGATGAGGGAACCAATACGATTTCCTCGGTGTTCTCGAGCAGCCCCTTAGCGTGTTTGGTGAATAGTGCCATATCAATACCCGTACAAGTTGCTTCTGGTGTAAAAGGTTTCGCCGTCTTGGGACCTGGCCGCTAGTGGGGGATTGATGAACTCACATCGGACTGTACTTGGTATTTCAAATACATACAAAACACAATACCTGCCATCTTCTGTCTGGAAGTATTCAAACACGGTTCCAGGATCTTCCAATCCCCTTTCGCCAGGAGGGCCATTGAACGCCCCATACCCCGTCAGCAATCCTGGGAACCTGTCCGAAGACAACCCTCTCGACCCGTTGGTTAATGAAATAACGGGATGATTATCGCTAACCCAGGCTTCGGGCACGACTCCGATCACGCAAGGGTCGCCCAGGTCTAACGGCTGGCAATTCACGAATGATGTTGAATGTGGTCGGATCGGCTGAATTGCGCTTGTGATGTGCAACAACGGATCAGACACCGAAACCGCGCCATATTTCGCATTGTATACGGGGTTTCCGTTCTCCCAACCAGTAATAACCGCTTGGTGCAGGTTAACCTCGCCACCGCCAGGAGATTCAATGAGAACACCGCCGCCCACCCTGGGCAACACCCTAGCACCGTCAGCTGCAGTTATATCGCCCTGGTAGAGTTGTTCATCAGTCTGATATCCGAACAGCGGGTGGTGATAATTCCCAGACCACTGAGTAGTCGAGCCCTGGCTTGTGAGTGACCAAGTGATCTCCTGGAGTCCAGCCCAGTTGAATCCTTGGCTCGATACCCAACCCTGGTACAAGTGATTGACCGGAGAGCTTCGAAATCGGTCGTAGTAACGCATGGCCATGCGGTCTGCGTATGTCTTGCAGTCATCCTCGTTGTCCCAGGTGAGTTCCCCCTCATCTCCCCCGACCCCTGGGGTGAAGGTGAATCGCGCATGCAAATGGCCGTATATCGTGAATTTCCGATTCCCCGAAAACACATCCGGCCTGCCGTTATTTGTTTGCAACGAAACCCACCTATCTGTCTCGGGATCGTCCCCGCCGCCGGTAGATTTGGGAAGCATGACTATGACCTTGAAGGGCACTTCGTTTCGGATCGCCTCGAGCGGATATATGAAATCCTCCCCGGTCCCCAGGCCCTGGTCACCGTCTCCCGTGCCGTAGCAAGCAGGACACAACGGGGGGAAACTGGGCAATCTTCCTCCAGAGATGATCGCAGTTTCCCAGGTGTTCGTTGGGTCGCCTGGGTTTGTCCACCACGAAGCTGCCGTCTCCAGTTGATCTTCAATGGGCCTTATTTCATACCTGTAACTCTTCCCCCCAGCACCTGGTTGGCTGATGTGGTTTGCGACAACCACCAACCCGCTCATGGTAAGAATTGAATCCAGGAACTCGCCCAGCGGTCGCCCGGTAGCGTGATAGTCGATGATGTCAAAATCTGGATAATCCGCCTGGTCACTCGAATACTTCCATTCGGATTCGTCCAAGAATGGGAATTCGGCCTTGCCGCCGAACTCCCCCCAGGCCCCTCCTCGGTCCAGCATCACATTCAAGACATCCAATGCTGTCCAGGGGACGGCATCTGCTTCTGGGTCTGGATCAAAAAGAGATGGCTTGAGGTATTCCGTCAACTCATTTCTGTTAACCAGGTTCAACCCGTGCTTGAAAATGCCATCTATGGTTTCGTCACCAAGCTTGTACGAGTCGATGATCGGATGCGATTGCCACCAATATCTCTCATCTACCAGGTCAACAATGTAGAAGTCGTATTCGTATGGGATGGCCGCCTTTTTCTTCTTGGATATCAGGGGGGTAACATTGATCATGTACAACTTGTCGAACTCAATGACGCCCATTGTGTCCTGAAACACCATCCTCAAGGGCTTCGCATCTGATTCCACAATGACCCCAGGATCAGTAATAGGCCCAGGCGTATCTCCCAAAGCCCTGTCTCCCTCACCCTCGCCTTCACCCTTGCCTTCTTCCGCCTCTTCTTCTGGGTCAATTGTTTGATCTTGCAATGAGATCAGGTGATCCAGGGTTGTTCTGCTGATCAAAAACGTGCCTGAAGCATAAGAAGCTGCCCCGATGTTCGGCCAGGTCATCTTGTTGAAATCTGATGGGTTGTAACCGCTGTCGGAAAGCAACCCAGCGACCTCGGGAGAAATGGAGATTACAGCTGCGTGTTTACTGCCCAACACCAAGCCAGCACCAGGAATGTTCTCTTCCAGCGAAAGAACGTCGGGAAAGAAGATTTGCGCCATACCTGAACCCATTAGGCATCAACTCCATAAACGGGCGGTGCTGGCCCCAGCTTCCAAGACGGAATTTCTGGGTTAGTTCCCTCGATATCGAAGATGACCCTGGGAACAGAACCGACATCGAGTTCTTGCCCTTCTACCCTGGGGTCAATGGGTTGAGTCAACGCGCCTTCGACCGGCCACCACGACCTCATTTCAACTTTTCCCCAATCAGGAAGGATTAGAGTGGCGTTATAGAAGCCTCTTCCGTTGCCATCATCAAGAAGGCGGACAACTCTTCGGTAGACTGCAACGTATGTGTTGTTGTTGTTTGCGTCGATTGCACCGCGATTAACGTCGAACGATTCAGACAAAATAATCGCATTTGCAGGCTTAGACATCAGAAGTCTTTTCGGCGGAATCTTTGTCCTGGTCAACTGGTATTCTGATTCAACAATCACAACAGGCTTGCCTACCTGGACTGGAATATCAACTGAGTTCATTGATTGCCCAGACATAACAACGACGTTCGAGTTGACAGAAATGCTCTCGGAGCCTGACACGTGGGTGTATGGGTTTTGGGCGTGCCCAGTGGCTTCGATGTCAGAATTGGCATGGTCACCCTCGCCAACGGGAGGAGGAGTGATTTCTTCTAACTCCTCTGAATCAACCACCAGGGTGAGCTCTTCTCCCTCCCACTCGTCGGCCCTTCTCCACAACGCCCTTGGCAATGTCTTTTCCACCCACTCATCCTCCGTTCCAGGATTCCAGGGCACAAACATTTGCCGTTTGATAGATTGGATCAAGCCAGATCCATAAGCATTTGGCCTTTCAGCCAGGGTTGCAGGATCATCTGAATCAAAGAACTTATCAAGCAAGTTAAACCCAAGGCCCATCGGCCCGTTGGGGTCATTTGTTTGTCCAGACGGAGAAGTGGTCTGCAAGCCCTGGGCGGTGATTCTCAACCCAATGCGTTTCTTGGAGAAGATATCGTGCTCCGTCACGGTGACCGCAAGGATTCTATCTACAGGAGTTGCCCCAGGTTCGCCAGGTGAAACGCCAGAACCCCCAAACATGATTCTGGAAGCTGCTACTCGAATCAGGGTGTTCAACAACGACCTGGGATCTGTTTTTGCGTCACCCTCAAGCTCTCCGTCAAACACTTTCATTCCCAGGTATGCCGATCCATGATCCCTATGGTAAGAAAACCTTCCCGATCCGGTCTTTGCTGGGAACGGCAACGCCCTGGCGTGCTCCCGCAAGGTGATCCGATACATCAATCGGTTGCCCGTTCTGTCCGTCGCCCAGTTCATATTCTGGACACGAAAGTTAGGCGGCACAGAAGGCATAACCAGGGTGCGATACCTGTCGGGATTCGTCCCCCTAGCGGTGTTCGTGAAATTCTGTTCCCCATCCATGAAGTGCCGGACTTTCAGATCGCCTTCAATGGTCAAAGTCGTCAGCCCGTTGTTATCGATGTCGTATGTCTGGGTCCAGGAATGATGTATGACTTCCCAGTCAACATCCGCTATCGGTGGCTCGAGTTTGTGCCAGGTAATGGTGAATGAAATTATCGCCGTTTTCGTCCCGTAAATTTCATTGATGTCAAATGTACACCTGGGAATGCCATAATCATCCTCTTGAGCACCATAGTAATACACTGAAACCGTCTCGGGTTCGGTCACTTGTTCTGTGTCTACTTCTGTGTCGATTCCAGCAACGCTATTGGCACTGAATTGCCCTGCGGTGATCTCTTGGGTTCCGGTTCCGCTGGAATAATCAAGCCACACCTTCAAAGAATTGGCCAGGCCGTCCATTGGGGGCCTTGTCAAATGCTCCCTTGCATTCAACAGCAACACCCTGAATGCCGCGTCTGTGTCGGCAGATATGAGGGCGGTCCCGTTTATCGTGTGCCGAACTGTCTCAACACTGATTCCATCGTCGCCATACACGGGCTCTGAGGATTGAGAATTTACGTGGACATGCGACCACTGGAAAGGGGCGGATGCGCCCTCGGTGCCAAACCCGTTATATGTGATCGCCCATTTTGCCATCGATTATCCTCAACTTCCGAATCTCGTTCTACCTGGCCTGCGTTTTCTTCTCGCAATCCAATCAGGAACCTCTCCAGGTGCTTTGGGGCCAAGAGTGTTGGCTGGTGCATTCGGCGTGGTCGGCATTCCATTTGGCCTGAGTTGTGACCCAGTCGCCTGTTGCCCCGCTACCTGGGTTGCGTAATTCCACTGCCCTCCCGTCAGTTGTTGGAGATGGGCCAGCAACATTCCGTTAGCCTCGTTTGCCGCATCGTATTCGTTTTTCTCTCTTGAATCGGCCTTGATGTCAGCAAGTTCTTTTGATACCTCTTCTATGGCATGGTTTACGCCACCCAGCATTACGCCCAGGCTTTGAATCCAAGAGGACCCTGGTACGTCTGGGTGCACGTTCAGCATTGCGTTAGCCAAACCCCTTGCGGCTTGAGCTGCCCTAGCTGCGAATATGCCCGTGCTGTCTGCTGCCTTTTTAAGCCCTTCGACCAGGACAGGCAATAATCCCTTTAAAGCATCTGTTACCAAGACAAGAATAGCCATGAAGTTCTCAACAACCTTTGCCTTCAAAGATGCAAACAGATCCTTGAAGGGCTGGATGTTGTTTTTTACCGCTTCTTTCAGTCGTGCAATGGACAGGATCGTCGGACCCAGGATCTTGGCAGTCTTCAGGTCACGATTGAATTGACCCAGTTGTTTGATGACGCCCGCAAGTGCTGCTTGAGAACTTAAATATGAGAGGCGAACCGTAGTTGCCTCTATTTCCATTCCCCATTTTCCCAGCTTCTTAGCAGCTTTGTTGAGCGCAAATGCAAACGCCCCAACCGCTATCCCCGCAATTCCTAACCCCAATGCTGCTTTCCCGATGCCACCTCTGGGCATTCTGGGTTGAGGAAGTATCGCACCAGGCCCTCGTCCGCCGCCTTCGCCTGGTTGGCCGGGCATTCCTGGAACCTGCGGCATCCCCCCTTGGCCGGGACGTGGTGTCTTCAGGGCCTGAGCATCATTCTTAATGACAACGTCGATTTTTCCAAGGTTCTCAGCCATCAGGCAATCTCATATCCAAATTGGTAGGTGTCCGACATATAGCACCACCCAGGGTATTCAGGAGACTCGAACAACCTGCTGCCCCGAACATACACAATCGGCAACGAGGCTGTGCCACCTCCAAAACTCAGGAAGTGATTTAGAAGCTGGCTTCGGACCTCGCTCATCACCGCCAACACGCCATACGTCAGATCGGCATATCGAGCCGTTGATCTGCCGCCCTGGTCGATGTAGGAACGGCTCCAAATCGCCACCTCAAACTCTTCCTCGATCAGATAGTAACCAGCCTGGGCGGTTATTGCATTCGGAACACCTGGTATGACCTGGATGTACTGGTCGTCTTCCTGGGTGAAATTCGGCTCGGGAGAGATGTACACATAATCATCATGCACCTTCGGAGTATCGATCGCCTGGATGCGAGCGAGAATCGCCTGGTACATTTTGTCAGGTGTTGTTGCAGCCATTACGCAATCAGACTATCTGCGATGGTTTCACCGCCAGCTGAGTTTTCCGGAAGTTGTCTGTTCCTAGCATACATATCGAAGAACTTGTCCATGTACTCCTGGAACGTCCCGGTGCTTGATTTGGCAAGAGCGATCACGAACTCATCATCTCTGATGAAATCAGTGGTTCCCCGAAGAAGTGCCATAAACGCGCCATTTGCTACCTGGGTGGGTTTGAACACGCACACCTGGTCTACATAGCAGTTCTTCGTATTCGTGATCGCTGTGGTCAACTCCAAATTCATTTTGTATGGCGTTCCGGTCGGAAGGGCCTTTGGAGTCATAAAGAATTGAGTGGCTGAATTCCATTGGCTTGCCGCTGCTGCGCCCAGGTTTGCGGTTGATTCTGCCGTCAATGAGTTAGCGGTGATTGCCGTCCCCCCAGAATCTGTAATTGAGGCTTTCAGGGCTCCGGCACTGATACCAGTGTCCAGGTAGTATTTGAAGTGCATGCAATACACGGTGTCCGGCAACAGTTTCCCAGTGGTTTGGCCCGACGTATTCAATGACTGAGTAATCTTCGTCAGTGTCCCGCCACCATCCCCAGTGATTTTGAGGTTTGCCGACCCCTGAAAAATCTTTGCTTCCGTTGTGTTCTTGGTGATTTGCGTTCCAGCAGACCCTACCGCAATCGTCCAGTTGTCGGGGGTATTCGTCGTGAAGTTCTCGTAGGTCGAGTTGGTCAACAGGTTCTTATTGAACTGCGACGAAGCATCTACGGCTGGATCGGTTACGACGATGCTTTTTGAAACTCCAGATCCACCAGGCCAATCGGGGTCAGCGATGCTTGAAACAGGTTGCTCGCCCTGGACAGAAAACACTTCTCTTCCGGCAGTGCCAGAAATCTGTGCATCTTTCGTGCATTTGATCACTAGGGATTCGGCTCGAGTGTTTGCTGTCAACTTAGAGTTTGCCGTAGTCGTCGCGACTACTGTGCCGTTCCCCGTGTTTCCAGAGTCTGCCGAATCGGGAGCCCCGTAAGCAGAAGCATTGATTGAAGCACTGGCGTCTTCCATCTGCCTGATAAGTCGTTCAAGAGCCATGTCAACAGTCTTGGCGGGCAACGGATCATCATCATCGACCATTTCGATCAGAGTCTTATGAGCTGCCGCGCGGATCGATCCGTAGACCGCTGCGCAAGATTTCTGAGAAGCTGTTTTGATTCCGGTGATAGCCAGGGCGTGATCGTTATCCCCGCCATCGAACTCATCAAGTGCGTCCTGGATCTCTGTAGCCAGGGTGGCTTGGAATGTCTTGACCTGGACTGCGATTTGAAACAGTTTCCCCAGGCGAGTAAATAAACCGTTTGAACCTGTAAGTGTGACCGCCATATCTGGCTCCGATCTTATGCCCGGCCATCGCCGGAACCCTTATTCTTGATGATTTGAACTTCTGCTTCTTGCAATCGTTTATCCGATACTCCGGTCATGGAAAGAACTGAGAGGTAGGCATCTGAATCGAATGAGGCACTGATTGCAGTGACCATTTCCATTACCCTGGTTGCGACGGTGCTCTTGATACACATCAACAGTCCTATGTCTACCTGGCCCTCGGTTAGCCCTCTCACCCTGGGTCTGTATCCATAGACCTGGGCGAAGTGAGCGTAGGGCCTTACTTTTTTCCCAGCTCATCCATCCGTTTCATTGTCTTGCTTGCTACCGCAAACAGTTCGTACTTGTTGACCGAATCCATATCTGCTTCGCCCTCGGTCCAGGCTATGTCTCTCATCACTTCCTCGATTTCCGAAACACCGATTTCTTCTTCACCAATGTCCATCATCCTGCCTGAAAGTTCAAACGCATCGACGCAAACCGTGCATTTGTCCTTCACCTGAACCATGAACACATGGTCATCATTATCCACTTCAATTCTTGGCATCATCCACCTCCTTCAAAGGTTACGAACTTGCTCTGGTGTAGATTCCTCGATCAGAACCAGACCTTGTGACGGCCTTGATCGACAAGACCAACTTCTTGGGAGCATTACCCCAGTTGGTTTCTGACATCGACTCCACATAACACTTGTAGAACAAGTACGAGTATGTTTCGATGTTCGATGTATATGTAGGCAACAACTTGACTTGCAAGTTCTCTGTGTTAGTAAAGTTGGTATCATCGAACTGATTTTGACCGATTGTTCCTGTCGTACCACCTGCACCAGCCCAAACAGACTCTCTTAGAGTGTCTACGACTGCTGTGTCCCACTTGATGAGAGTAGCAGTGATCGTAGCAATACTTCCCTGGTAGATCAGGGCAGCGGGTTCGCGACCAGTCTCTGTCGAGTAATAAGGGTCGTGGATGTTTTCTACAGCAACAGAAATCAAATCATCGTTGTCTGTATGTCCAATAGTAAGAAAACTGGTTCCGGTAGCAGTCCCAACCGCTTGGTGTTTGATTTGAAAGGCTGTTGGCCCTTGAACGTTAAATGTTGTTGCCATTTGATTACCTCATATCTGATATTGCGTCAACAACAGCATTCGCGAGTTCCTCGAGGTTCTCGGGCGGCATGTTGTAAATCTTACGTTGTGGAACTATTGCGCCATTCCAGGCGGTGAACCCGTGCTGGTGGTAAACGCCATACCCCTTGCCGTCCAAGAGGGTCACAGTGACACCATTGCTCCTGGTCGTAGTCTCAGAATGCAATGCCGCTACCATGTGCCCCTTATCCCAGAGCGGTAGGCCGTGCTCTCTCCGGTGTCCTGGAATCTTCTTCGCCCACAGGTCGGGGTAGGTGTGCGTCGTATCCCCACTCTTCCTCACTCTCTCGACCGCCTGGCCGCGCAATATTGGCCCCAGGGGGTTGCCTTGAACTAGCAACTTCTCGGCCTTCTTCTTGACGATCTTGCCCAGGTTGGGAAGGTCGCGAATCGAAATGGTGATTTTCCCTGCCATCAATACGCCCGATCTTGTCGGGGCGGGAAGAACTGGGAGTCGGACACCATGTTCACCTTGCCCCTGGTCTGGGTGCTGATCACCTTGACAGCTGCCTTGCCCGCCGAAGCTGCCGTATCGAAGTTGAAGATACGGTCCCCGTTAGCCAGGGCCTCGCACGTCGCGGTGGCCTCGTCAATCATGGACTGGACATCAGGTGGCGCGGAAGTGGCTTTCCCCCGGAACAAATGCTTCACCGTCAAGGTGCAGCAAAGCCCCTTTAGCGTCCAATCATCATCTGATTTGATGGTGTCCAGGTTGCCTGATGTGTACCTGTTGCCTCGAAGGGCATAGGACTGGATTTCTGCCGAAGCCTTCTCGATAGCATTCAAGACAACGGTATTGCTCTCGTCCCCAAGCGCGTCGGGGGTTCCTGAATAAGAAGCAAGTTGACCCAGGAGCCTGGTGTCAAACGATTCTTTCAGTTCTGCAATCGTGATGTATTTGGTTTGTGCCATTCTTTCCAACCGAAAGCGGGTAGGGATCGTTGAAGACCCCTACCCGCCATGAAGGGGTGGGCTAATTGCCCGGAGTGTGGAGGCTATGCGAATCAGTCAACAACGTCCTGGAGAAGATACCCGGAGAGCGGTGCAGTGAGGACAAGTGCCGAATCATCGACAACGCGTCCGCGAGTGCGTCGGTTCCAGGTGTCATCCATTGTCTCAACCGTCATGTCTTCGTAGGCGAAGCAGGTAACGGTAGAGAAATCGGGGACGCCTTCCGTACCCATCAAGCCGCCTGGGCGACTGACGAATGCGATATCGTCTTCAAAGATCGCAGAGCGAGCTTTGGTAGCCCCCTTGCGGTTCGTTACACGAGTAGTCGTATCAACTACGATTCCGCCAATGCCGAAGAAGTTGTTGAGCAGGGCGTAATCATCGAATTCACCAGCACCACGAACAAAGTTCGCTGCGAACGGTGAACCATTGAAGTATTCACGATACTCGGCAGACTGCGTGATCTGGTGAGCAGTGTTGACGGACATGATTGCCATGATGTCGCGAGGGCTAACAGCCTCACCAGTGTTCTCCAGGATCTTCTCTACGACCCCGTTGAATCCTTTCTGGATGTAGTTGTTGCTGCCAGTTGCTACATCCATCTTTCCGCCGCCGACATTGGTTGCCGTGTCGGTTGTGCCCGTAGGCCAGTTGCCGGTCGTGGAGAGCAGGGTTGCTGCCCGATACGAACGAAGACGCATAGCCTTGGAGGCTGCGATCCTGGCGTGTGCTGCGATGACATCCCAATCAGCATTTCCAACCGCCCTGTGGCCCAGGGTGAAGGTTGGGCTGAACCGTTCAGTCGTGTACGAAGTGAATTCGTGATCGACCTGGTTGCCTTCGGGTGCGTCGTTGCCATCACGCCAAACGTAGTCGTTTGTGCTGACAATGCGGCTGGTTTCTTCCTCATCAATCTTGAGGTAGTAACCAGTTGATTTAGAAACCGGGACCAGCTTGCAATACTGGGTTACCGGAAACGAGTTTGGGGAACGGGTGAATTCAACCTGAATCTGCCCCGTCGCCTCTGAGAATGTGGGGACGAATGTGTTTCCGCCTCCTGGTGCGACTTCTGCCATTGTTTTAGTCCTCTATGAAATGAAAGGGTCAGATTAGGAAAGTGCCGGTCGAATAGCCTGGGGCTGCCAAAGCATGCGAACGATTGCGCCTTCTGCGCCAGATTCCAAAGCAACACCAAGGTGGTATTGAAGAGTTGCGCCACTTGTGGCAACCTCAACACCCTTGCCGTCTGCGTCGGATTTGAGACCATTGCCTCGGGTGGCTCCACCGGATCCAAGTTCGATAAGAAGCACGTTTCCGGTTTGCAAAGAAACCTGGTCATCTGCTTCAGCGTGATTAGCGGAATCGAATGACTTTGTGTCACCTGAAACAACGCCAAGGCTGAGGTTGTTTGCGTTTGATTCACCGCAAGCGTTGTCTGCGCTTCCAGTCGGCGCAACTGCGCGATAGGGCCGAATTGTCCCTACGGCAACAAGGTTTGGGTACATTTGCTGTGCCATGTTCAATATCTCCGTTTACCGGGATCAACCGGCCTTGAGTGCTTCTTCAAAGACCTGCTGGAACTGGTCCGCGCTAAGTCCCTCTTTTGTCATACGAGCAACCGCGCGGTCGCTTGCGTTCTTACGGTCTTCTGAACTGTATTCCGTCTTGCCGTTGACCCTGGACTCGCCCAGGTTCAGGCGACGACCGATCGGATCTCGAGTCATCGTAGATCGCCAGAACTTCATCTTGCCTTCTACGTCCTTGCAGGAAAGAAGTTCCTCAACCATGTGGTTGCGATGCTTCCGAACCCGGTAGCCCTCGCGCTCCATGGCATCGACCATCTTGGAGAACTTAGCCTTGCGGAGCTTGAGGCCCAGGGCCGTAGCCAGCTTCTGGTAGGCGTTCTTCTTGCCGCGAAGTTTCTTGTACTTCTTGATGAACTGAGCACCATTCTTGGTTCGGCGGATCTTGGAGAACATAACCTTGTCCTCCTCTTCCTCCTCTTCCTCCTGGTATTCCTTGCCCATCATTCGCTCTTCATCAGTGACCTCTTCGTCGTCCTGGTAATGAGCTTCTTCTTCTTCTTCGTCCCCACCGTTCATCTGCATCTTGAGCTGTTCAAGATCATCACGAAGGGTGTCGTTCTCGGCTCGGAGCTTGGCGATGAGATCCTTATCGTCACCGTCATGCTCGATAACCAACCTGTCTTCTTGTTCAGGCATATCGTGTTCCTTTTTATCTTCATCGCCAAACGTAGGCACAAAGGTGTTTGACCCACCTGGCGACACTTCGGCGAAGGTCACAGGACGGGTGAAAGTGGACTTTTGACCGGCTTTCGCAAACCGGGTATCTCTCAGAGGACGGGCCGGTGTTTCCCTGCCAAGAAGGGCGACTTCACTCATGTGACCGTCCTTCCAGATCTCGGCTGACCGGCGGGGGAAACGATTGGACGAAACGTATTCCTGGAAGTCCGATTTGGACATCACAACGTCGCCAATAATCCCAGGCCCGCGATAATCCTCTCCATCATCCGTTCGGATGTGAATGTCTTTGCTTCGGATGTCAACGATGTCCCCCAGGGCTTCAGGGGGTGCGTCGGAATTCTCTTCCTGGTGGAGCATCACCAGCTTCGGGTTGCTCCCAGCTGACATGTGGGCTTTTGTCCTCGAGATGATTTTCTCGATCGCCTCATCATCCAGGTCATCCATACCAGAATCATCGGCATCGAAACCAGGGATATGGCCTACAAAAAGTTCAAGATCGTGGATCGTGACCTTTTCCCCGTTTTCGGATACATGATGACTTGGTGAATTGCCCAGGTTACCAACTGTTTCCATGTCGCTGTTCATACTCAATCTTTCGACGTTTGTCACCCGTTATGATGGCAAGTTATTCTATTTCATCAGGTCTTCGGGTCGTTTCCGGTTATTTCCTGCCGCCGCAATGAACTCTTCCAGCTTCGGCTTGCTGATTCTCCACTGCAAACCGACCTTGTAACCCTCCAGCTCTCCGCGCCTTAGGAGCGTATAAACCGTGTCTTCGCAAACCCGGAGCCTGGTTGCTACATCCAGGACGGTCAATTCATATTTCGGCATCTCATGCTGCCCTGTAAACCTTTGAGAACCCTGGGTCTGGGTACTCCCCCCGGTCGATATAGCCCTGGCGATCACCGTTGTACCGCTTCAGGGCCTCGGAATCCACCTGGTCGTTATCTACCAGGCCAAGCCGCTTGGCTTCTGTCCAGGAAACCGCCCTGACCGTCCCCCGGCAGTTATATCCGTTCGGTGGCCTCAGCTGGAGCTGATCAATATATTCCACAAAGTTGATGTAGCCATCCATGGCCGCGTGATGGTCCCTGGACCTGTCATCGTCTATCTCAACGATCATCACCAGGGGAGCCACCTTCTTGACCTCCGGCGCACGCATCGTGCTCATATGTCCTTCGTTGTAAGCACTTTGCATGTTGGTTCGATACACGGTTTCCAACCTGGATGCCGTCAGATTCTGTGCCCCAGCCAACCAGGCTCGATCAATGAAATCAGGGAGCGAAAGACGCTCATCAGGCAAGACCCCTCGCACAGCCTGGGAGATCAGGTCTTTGAGGGAGATGGTTGTAGCCTGGTCAACGTCAGACACCCAAAAGGCGGTCCCCAGGGCTTGAGATATGGCATTGGTCTG